GTGGTAAAATGAATAGTTTTCTATACTTCAAAATGTTTGAAAGTATAGTGTTTATGCGGATAATCAAAAATCAGATATAAAATTTTTTAGAAATTATTCTAATCGTGGAACACTTTTTACTTTAGCAGAGTTAAAAACGTTGTTTAATCTTACAGCGATCGACCCAACGAAACTGATATGTGTTGTTTCTAATGGTGATGGCAGTGCAACAGACACACCTGTGATTGGTACTGTATGGCACGATAACGCGCTTAAAGTTAATTTAGGAGCAACGTATACTGGCAGTATAAGAATAAACTACATACTGTTCCTTAACCCCTAGTAAATTAAAAATTATTAAAGGCCGAAAGGCCTTTTTAATATTAATAAAGTGAGGTAATTTTATGAACAAAATTAATTTAAAAATAAGATTAAAAAATCCTGTGTTTATTGCACAAATTGTATTAGCTGTTTTAACGCCTATTTTGGCTTATGCGGGGCTTACCGCACAAGACCTAACAACATGGGGAGCGTTAGGAAAACTGCTTTTAAATGCTGTTTCTAACCCTTATGTACTATCTTTGGTGATTGTATCTGTATGGAACGCAATCAACGACCCTACTACAAGCGGAGTAGCGGATAGCGAACGTGCACTAAACTACACTGAGCCTAAAAAGGATTAGCGTTATGAACGAAGCGGAAATGATAGGCTCTGTTATTGCAGGAGGGGTAGCAATTTTTAGCTTTGTTACCCCTATGCTTAAGCTAAATTCGAACATAACACGTATGAACACGCTGCTTGAAAGGATAATCGAAGATAACAACCGACAAGACAAGCGATTAGATGCACATAGTGAACGGCTTGACGTTATCGTAGAACAGCAACGCAGAAACGAAAAAATAATTGATATACATGAATTGCGTATCAACAATTTAGAAAATAGAAATTAAGGAGAAAAATAAAATGGCAGTATTTAATATTCATGGAGGACATGCTCCAGCAGGTAAAAAAGGAAGTGGAGCAGTAGGGATTGTAAACGAAAGTATTGTAGATAGGGAAATTAAGGATGCGGTTATTGCTAAATTAAGAGCATTAGGGCATACTGTTTATGACTGTACTTGCGAAAACGGGGGAAGTGCAACCGAAGTATTAAAAGACATTTGTAACAAAGCAAATGCACATACAGTTGATTTAGATGTATCTATTCACTTGAATTGTTACAATGGGTCAGCAAAAGGCACAGAAGTATTAGTATATAAATTGGGAGGTAAAGCCGAACAGTACGCAAAGAATATTGTTAATTCAATTTCAGAATTGGGATATACTAATCGGGGTGTAAAAGTACGTAATGATCTGTACTATTTAAAACATACTAAAAACACAGCGTTGTTAATCGAAACATTCTTTTGTGATAATCAAGAAGATGTAAACCGCTATAATTTAGATGCTATGGCAAATGCAATCGTTAAGGGAATTATAGGCGAAGTGACAAGTTCAACAGAAGTTCCAACACCACAACCATCTGAGCCCACTAAACCAAACGGTTATGATGAATGGGTAGCACGTTTACAACAAGAGTTAAATTCCCAATTTAATCGAGGCTTAACGGTAGATGGATTAAAAGGACCTAATACATTAAATGCTTGCCCTACGGTTAAAAAAGGTGCAAAAGGAAACGTTACACGCTTAATTCAAGAACGATTAAATAGTGTTGGCTTTAGTCTAGGGGTAGATGGTATTTTTGGAACAGCAACTTATAACGCTGTAAAAGTTTTCCAACGTAACCGTGGATTAAGCCAAGATGGTATTGTTGGTAAAAATACATGGAACTGGCTTTTAAAAGGAACTAAGATGTAATTATGTTTAGCAAAGAATTACAAGATGGTGTATCCTATGAATAAAGTTTACTTGAAAATAGGCGCTGAAGATATTCAAGGAAATAAGCTGAATACACGGGTAGAGTATGTTCTTATGTATGTGGGGCTATCGCACAGCATTATCAACAATGGGTATCGTGATATACATGTAAATAATAAATATATAAAATTCAAGCCTAGGTCACACACATTGATCTAGGCTTTTTTTACGTATTTTTTTGAATTGAATACTTTATCTACGTCTGATTTTCTTTCTTCTACATTACCGCGCAGATATATATTTAATGTTGTAGACACATTAGCATGCCCTAATAATGCTCTTACACTTTCTATACTGGCGTTATTATCTAGCATAATCTTGGTGTACAGTACACGCAAAGAGTGGAAATGTATTGTATATTTACGTGGTCTTGCGAAGTGGCTTATAAAAGAAGAAATATTGCTAGGGATAATGTAGTCTCCTTTGTTATTTGGAAATAATATTTTATTTTTAATTTTTGGAATATACTCAATTAAAATATCTCTAAGTTCGTTTGGAACATATACAATCCTGCAAGATGATGGAGTTTTTACATTATTAACTTGTATGATGTCATTTATAACTGTAAGGCTTTTGGTGATGTGTATTTCTTTTCGGTTTAGGTCAATATCATTTTTATTTAAAGCCAAAACTTCACTTATTCTTAAACCGGTAAAAAATCCTATCCACAATATCATCTCGTACTGTTCTTTTAGCTTAGATGTAGAATTTTTAATATATTCAATAAGTGCATAATATTCTTCTAATTCATCAGCACAGTTAAATTCTTTCTTTTTAGGCGGTTTGCCAATATTGATACATTTAACACGCTCATATTTAGTATCATTTTTCAATTGAGCAATATCAATGAATTTAAATACCGCACATTTATAAATTTTAATAGTATTGTAACTGTATTTTTTTATTAGGAAATTTATCCCGCTTTGAACAATATTATAACTTAGCTCATTAATATCTAAATGACCTATAATGTTTTTCCAAAAGTTATTATAACATTTTAGATACATACTTTTCGTTCTTGGAGATAGAGGAGTAAAGTTTATATACTCCTCATAAACATCATCGATCTTCATTTTTATCAATCCTAATAATCTCTATTTATAATATCCAATATAGATTGTGCTATTTCATCTACAGCCATGAAGTCATCGTTTTTGCTTTTCCAAGACCACCCCCATGAACATTTTTGAAAACTATAATGCATATGTTCTTTAATTTCATAATCTTCTAATTTACGAATAACTGGATTATTAGTGTACTCGTCCTCCATGTAATAATAACAACAATCACAACCTTTAGAGGATAAATTTAAATATTTAACTATCTCACTTGCATCATTGATTT